TTTCAATTTAGAATAATGAATCAAGCAGCAAAAATAGTTTCTGATGCCCTTTTAGGGCTGGATTTTAAGAATGTCGAAATAGGTGGAGTTGTTTATACGATCAAGCCGCCCACAATCAAAGTTATTTGTAGTGCTATTCATCATTTTTCCAATATTGGGATGACAGGTGACAACATCATGGAAGCTATCAAGAAACTTCCCGGAGTCACAGATGATATGCTAAAAGGTATCTCCTGTTTTATTTGTGGTAATGAGAATATGGCTAAGGCTTTGGAAAACGGAACCTTTGATGAAATCAAAGAAGTTTTGGAAATATGTTTCTCTATGATGGATATATCGGCTTTTCAGTGTGTCAGCTTGATGAAGAACGTGTCGATGCTGGCAGCAAGACCGAAACAGTAGGAAACGCAACGTTCTTCGGGCAAATAGCCCATTTGGTTGACACTCTCCATTTAAGCTATACGGAAGTGTTTGAAGTCATTCCATATAGAAACCTTTTAATGATGCAACGAGATAAACTCCATGCAATTTATAGCGGTCAAAAAGTAAAAAAAATCAGTGGTAAAGAATTAGCAAATCGTAGAAAAAAGAAATAAGTATGGCAAAGTTATCAGAGACTTATTGTATATTTGTTTAACTTTTAAAATTTAAAGCTGAGTCAGAAAAAGAAGAAAGAGTTTAGATGATTTATCAGCACAGAGATGGCGGTTAGCGCAAACTAACATTTCTGATGCAAGAATGAAGAGAGTTAATGCCGCATATCGGAAGTATGCTGGCAATATTCATTCGCGTGTAGGTAATTTCGGTGAATTAACCGATAAACAGTATGCTCGTAAGTTTTCACGTCGTTCCTATATGGGACTTGTTGCTGGATAAAGTTAAAGCCGGAAAAATCCGGCTTTTATATTTGTAGTACTTATGCTCCGACATACGTGGTTCTCCATCAAAATGTATTTTACCTCCGCAGTGGGGGTATAAAAAAGCCCCGAACCTTTATTGGAACGGGACTGATTTTTTAGAATGATTTATTAAATATCGTCTAATGCTTCGCTTTCTTCTTCTTTCTTTTTTAGCTCATAATTAATATTATCCTCGTAGCCTATTTGAATATGACCGAACTGAGATATTTCTACGACTACACTCCCTACTGGTAAATCATAAAATGATATATAATGACATTTTTCTTTTCTTAGTGCTTGTAATTCATATCCATCACCTTCATAATATGGTTTTGAGAAAAACTCATAGTGTTTATTTGGCTCACCATATTTCTTAGTGAATAACTCTTTCATGTCATAATAATCAGATTTTAAAGAACTCCAAGATTCTTTCTCATTATAATTGACTGCTACTTTCCATACAATTTTAGATTTGGGAGTTGCAAATATATATATTGTAACGTAATCTCCTGCAAAACCTCCTTTCATGACTGCAACATAATCTCGTGCATATTCTTTGAATGTAAAACTCTTTTTCTCTAATTTTGAAACAAAACTTGAAAGTTTCCCATCCAATGGAACACCTTTAAATTCTAAATGCTGCGATTCTTGGGCAAAAGAAGATATTGCCATAAGAAAAAAAAATGTCAGAAATAATATTTTCTTCATATTCATGTGTTTTTATGTTATACAATGCAACAAATTAACACATAAGCACACAAATAAGCAAATTTTACTCGATTAATTTGAATTTAGAACCGTGTTTTTTATTTTGGCAACGAGTAAACTTGAAAAAGAGAGACTATAAATGTAACTAAAGCCGGATTTCTCCGGCTTTAGTTACAACTTAATAGACAGATGTGTTTTCTCCTGATTATAATATTTGTTTTGAAAAACATGAAGGCTATCCGAAGCATCTGCACCATTAATAACAATAACGTCTTCACAATTTAGATAAACAGATATTATATCACACCAACCTAACAAATACCGATTTCCATTATTTTCATATACGTCATCTCCTGTATAGCCAAATATTTGTTCAATCAGCTCATGGTCAGAAAGCTGAATTGGGTATAAATCTTGATAAGGAATCTGCGTTAATTCCCCATCAATATTACAAACACAATATTGCGGTTCTACGGTTTCTATTCTTACAGGAATCTCTTTGTATCTTACTATACTTATTTTATTTATTAACTCTTTTTCTGCAATCATTGCTTATTCCTCCATCTTAAATTTCTTCCCACAGTTGGGACAGATGATTGTTCCGCTTTCCTGCTCAAAGAGTTCCATAAAATCTACTCCCAAAACTTTTGCGATTTCTTCAAGCCTACTAACTGTTGGATTCCCATTTAATGACTTAGACAAACCGACCTCCGTCATTCCTAATTTCTCGGCGAGATCTTTCATCATCAACCCTTTTTGGCGACATACTTCTTTAATTCTATAATTCATATCAATTAAACTATTTGTTTATTTGACAAAAATAGGAATAAAAACACAAATTGGATAATAAATCATACAAAAAACACCCAATTTGTTTAATAATTGATATTTATTAACTAAACATTTTTACTTTTATAATTAAACAAATCGTATATTTGCATTGTGATAATTAAACGAATTGGATAATTCTCTCTTAAAACATACAATTATGAAACGCTACAATTTATCTCAAATCATGAAAGACGCTCATAGATTCTACAGAAGTAATTCAAGAATGGGTAGAACCTTTGGCGAATGTCTGAAACTCGCTTGGACTTGGGCGAAAGACGCAATTAAGTTCAAAGAAGAAAGAGAAGCTAAGATAAAGGCTATGCTAGCTAATCAGAAGCCAGTAGAGCATAAATCTTATAATGATAGTAAGATTACTTGGGCTGACTGCTACAATGTGAATAGCAAAGGTTATATGAGTAGTCAGTATTGCGGTGATTGAAATCAAAGTAAGATAGAAATGAATGAAGTATAAACATTAAAATATAAAAGTTATGGCAACAATTGAATTAAGAGAAAACGATATGCGCAGGGCTGTGAATCTCAATCGTAAAAACGACTATGGCTTGTATGCCGAACAAATGATGCGTCTTATTAGTAACCACAAGAAAGGCGATGCGTACAAGCGCGCTTTGATAGAGTTTCGTTTGACAGATATAAATCTTCATCGTGAGGTTGAGATGCTTATTAATGGTAAGTATGACGAGTTGAGAGAACAGGTAAAAAAGTGGTAACTATAAAAGAAATGACTATGATACTAATAGCTGAAAATCGAGAAGTAAAGATATACCGACATAACACAGTTGGCGGGTGGATTAACGTATATCAGTTCAAAAATGGCGAATTATCATTTGGGGCTAAAAAAATATCAACTCTGAATAGATTTGAGAAAACACAAGTTTATAAAGCGATTTGTAGAGTACTAACACATAAAATATAACGATTATGACAACAGAAATCAACATCGAAGAGGTAAAGAGCAAAGCTGTTCATTCTGATTTATTAAAAGCAATGTATCTCATTAATCAAGCCCGTAGTATAGTTTCGGGTACGATGGATGAGAAAGAATTACGGGATGCCGGACAATGGGACTGTTTGGATGATACAGTTTCAAGGCTGAATGAATGTTCTCGTAATGTGAGCTACATTATTGGCACGATTATAACAAATAGAGTTTCGGTTCTAACGACCTAACACGATTATCAAAAGGCAGCTCGCACGACTTTAAAGGCTGCCTTATAAATTCCATAGTTATGAACCTCAAAACGAGACCACCACCAAAAACTTCACGACAATGAAATCATTGTCGTGTTATGGTAAAATAAAACTCTCTCTCTTACACGATTATATAATAAGTTTGCAAACAGAAACAACGCAGCTATCCTCACGGCTGAAAAATATAACCCCGCCATTGGTAAGAAGTGAGGAGCTTGCCTTTGGTGGGGTTCAATTTTTAAAACTGTGTAAAAGTATGAATAATATTCAGATTTTCCAAAATGAGCAGTTCGGAAAAGTAAGAATTGCGATGAATGAGAGTGATGAACCTTTGTTTTGTTTGGCAGATGTGTGCAGTGTTATAGGCATTGCTAACGCAAGAAATGTGAAGTCACGACTGGATTTAGAGGATGTCCGCCAAATGGACACCCTTACAGAAGGTGGAAAACAACAAGTTACATTTATAACCGAAAGCGGTTTATATGATGTGATAATTCGCAGTGACAGCGAAAAAGCAAAGCCGTTCCGCAAATGGGTGACAAGCGAAGTACTGCCATCCATTCGTAAGCATGGTGCATACATGACGCAAGAGACACTTGAAAAGGCTTTGACCTCACCCGATTTTCTGATTCAACTTGCAACCAATCTAAAAGAAGAAAAGCAAAAGCGTATTGAAGCAGAACAGAAGATACAAAAAGATGCGCCTAAAGTTCTTTTTGCCGATGCTGTTTCAACTTCTCAACGTTCTTGCTTGGTTGCTGAACTGGCAAAGATACTACAGCAGAACGGTGTGAATATCGGTCAGAACCGCTTGTTTACTTGGATGCGCGAAAACGGCTATCTCTGCCAGAAAGGGCAATACTACAACCAACCAACGCAGAAAGCTATGGAATTGGGGCTTTTTGAATTGAAGCAAACTTCAATTAATAAACCAGATGGCTCTGTATTAGTGAAAGTTACTACCAAAGTAACAGGCAAAGGGCAGATTTACTTTGTAGAAAAGTTCTTGGGTAAAGATGCGGCTTAAATAATAATGCGCACCTCATTAAATTGGGGTGCGCTATTTATATAAACTAAAATCATTTTATATATGGCAAAACTTGTATTTCGCGTACAGTCTGATTGGGAAGAAGTCGTAAGACTCCGTAGTGAAATAGCTAAATTAAAGCAGGAGTTGAAAAATGTGGATGGAACACAATCCCCTGCTACCTTCAAAACTCTAAATACCCAACTTGCTGTATCCAATCAAAAGTTGGATGAATTGGTGACTAATGCTGCTAAAGCCGGAGCTGAAATGGAAATGGGATTTAAAAAGAAAATTTTTGATGCCTCTCAATCTGTTAACGGATTCACAGAAAAGATTATTACTCAAAAGACAGTAGTTAAAGATATTGAAGCTGATGTAAAGCGTCTAGGAGAATCATATCGCATAGCACTAAAGCGTAACCCTCTATCTGCAACTGGTAAGCTGGAAGAATACAATGCTGCTCGCAAAGCCTTAGATGAAGAAAAGGCAGCTTTGTTCGGACTTACCCAGCAACAAGCTGAAGCTCGTCTTTCTGTGAAAAAGCTCCGTGACGAATACGCCCTTTACAACGATAATGCCAAAGAGGTTGTAGAAAAAAACAATGGCATTGCAATTTCTTGGAAGAAAGCATTGGCGGTTATTGGTGGTGCTGGAGTATTAAAGGCATTAGGTTCTGAAATAATTCGTGTTCGTGGCGAATTTCAATCCATGCAGACCGCTATTGAGACTATGGTTGGAAAGGATATGGCAGGGCAACTGATTCCGCAAATCAAGGAGCTGGCTAAGATTTCTCCACTTACTATGTCAGATATGGTTGGAGCAGAAAAGATGATGCTTGGATTTAACATACAAGCAGAAGACACTATCAAATACTTGAAAGCCATTAGTGATATTTCTATGGGGGAATCCAGTAAGTTCAATTCGCTAACTTTGGCATTTTCACAGATGTCAGCAGCGGGTAAACTTATGGGGCAGGATTTGAATCAAATGATAAACGCTGGATTCAACCCGTTACAGATTATCTCCGAAAAGACTGGAAAATCTATCGCAACTTTGAAAGATGAAATGTCCAAAGGTGCTGTTTCCGCTGAAATGGTTCAACAGGCATTCATTGATGCAACTTCCGCAGGTGGTAAGTTCTATAATATGTCTGAGAATGCTTCAAAGACTATCAATGGTCAGTTGTCTATGATGCAGGATGCTTTGGATTCCGTGTTTAACGAATTGGGAACAAAGTCGGAAAGTGTTATCATGGACGGTATTCAAATGACAACTTCGTTGATTCAGAATTATGAAACAGTAGGTAAGGTCTTGGCTGGATTAGTGGTTACTTATGGTACATACCAGACCGCAGTGATGCTTGTTACTGCTGCCGAAAGTAAACATACTCTTGTGGAGATTGGACTTACCAATGCCCGTTTATTGGCACGAAAAGCGCAGTTAGCTTTAAACGCTGCAATGCTTACCAATCCTTATGTGTTGTTGGCTACTGCTGTAGTAGGACTTGGAGTTGCAATGTTGGCTTTCCGCGATTCGGCAACAGAAGCAGAAAAGGCACAGAGAAGGTTTAATGAACAGCAAGAAGAAGCTAAAAAGCAAGAAGAAGAACACAAACAGAAGATTGATTCCCTCGTACAAAGTTCTCGTGATATAGCGTTGTCGGATTTACAAAGAGGTCGAAGTTTAGCGGAGTTAAGAAAAGAATACCCTAAGATATTCGCTCAATATGACATCGAAACCATTAAGTTGGCTGATATACTTAAACTAAAGCAACAGATAACGGAAGAAGATGCGAAACGTGCCGGAGAAAAGCAAACCAAGGAACTTTCTAACATTGAATCTGAAATCAAATATTACGAGAATCTGCTGAAAACTCTTTCCGGTCAGCAAGGCGTTGATGGATATGTGAAGAAACTAAAAGAATTGCGTGCTATGCGTGATGTCATGCTGCAAGAAAAAGGCAAAGGCATCTCCGAACAGTTCATTTCCAATCTTAAAGATGTTAATACTAATGAGTTTGACCGCTACATCTCTGAGTTGGAGAAGCGTATCAGAGGAAAGGGGGAAAATGGAACTGTGAAACTTCGTTTGCCTATTGATATTAAGGGTACTTTGTCTGATGAAGCAATCTATAATGTGAAAGACATAAAAACACTTATAGATACAGCAAAATCAGTCAAGCAAACCCGAATTGATTCAGAGAAGAATAAAACCACTTACAAACAAGATTATGAGAAAGCGAAGAAAGACTGGGAGGATGCCAAAAAGAAACTATCTGAAATAGAAAAGGACAAATCTAAATTTACTTCAAAGCAATACGAAGAAGCTAAAAAGCAAAAAGAAACTACCGAAAAAGCATACAAAGATTTAGGAGGTATCACTGGCAATGCTTTATCTAAACAAGAAAAAGCTATTGAAAAGCAAAAAAAAGACCAACAAAAATCAGCCGAAGAGCTTCTGTCTCTCCGTCGCCAAAATCAACAGGCGGAAATAGATCTTATGAAGGAAGGCACAGAGAAAAAGCTAAAACAGATTGACCTTGACTATCAAAAAGAACTTGACGCCATCAAGAAACAAGAAAAAGATTTGAGTGAAAGACAGGGTGGAAAGTTGACTTCGGAGCAGTCTATTGAAATTTCCGCTCGTTATACTAATGCTGAAAATAAAAGAGAGAAAGATATAGCCGATGTAAGTAAGGAATTAAATTCCATACTAGATAAATATCGTGATTATTCAGCTCAACGCATAGCTATAGAGAAGCAGTATCAAGACGATGAAAAGAAACTTAGGGACGGATTAGCAAAAGCTAAAAGCGATTCTGAAAAGAAACAATATGAAGATGCCCTAAAAGAACTAGAAAAACAGCGTAAGAAAACTATAGATTCTATTTCAAAAAGCGAAATCGAAGATTCTGGCGTTTGGAAAATGTTAATGGGAGATGTTGATGCATTACCTACAGATATGCTTGAACAATTATTATCTGATGCTGAACAACTTGTCAAGACTACAAACTTGTCGGCTACAGATATGAAAGCTATGATGGATACCATAAATAATGCTCGCCAAAACCTTATAGCTCGCAACCCTTTCAAGACATTGAAAGAAGAATATGAAAAGTATCAGAAAGCAATAAAGAAAGGGGATAAACAGGGAGCCTTTACTTCATGGAGTAATGTGGAACAAGCTAGCGAATCTATAAAGAGTAATATTTCAACATTAGGG